CAAACAATTACAGATGGGGCTAAATTTGCCACATTTAAGTTTACCAATGTCAGTGATGGTTCTGGAGAAGCGGCAGTCAAGAAAATTGACGTATCTGCCCTCACCAAAGACCCTATGACGGGTCAGGCTTGCTCTAGGGTAGACATAAGCAATATTTGGTACAGCACTGTAGGTATGAGCGTAAAAGTCTTGTTTGATGCCTCTACAGACGTATTAGCGTGGCATCTTATTGCTGACTACTCTGATCAGTTAGATTTTTCTGGATTTTCTGGAATACCTAACAATGCAGGTAGCGGAGTAACTGGTGATATTATGTTGACAACCGTAGGACACTCTAGCGGTGACACTTACAGTATTATTATGAAAGTAATTAAATCTTATGGCTAGAAACTATAAGCTAGAGTATGCAAACTTTCACTCCAGACCTGAAGAGAAAAAACGCAGGGCAGAGCGAAATAAGGCTAGAAAGCTAATGGAGAAGAGAGGTCTTGTCAAAAAAGGTGACAACAAAGACGTAGACCACAGAGACAGGAACACTGGCAACAACTCGCCAAGTAACCTAAGAGTCTCTTCTAGAAAAGACAATAGGTCTAGAAATAGCAAGACAAAAGGTTAAACCAAAATTACAGATAGGGGTTTTTAAATGAAAGGTGTTAAACATTACAAAAGAGATGGAACTGAGCATAAAGGTTCTAATCACAAGATGTCTGACGGTACTTTGCACACGAATAAATCTCACACAAAATCTAGTGTAAAATTGTTTCATTTAAAAGATTTATCAGCTAAAGCAAAAGCTAAGGCAAAAAAGGGTTAATTCATGGCAACGCCTAGAAAAGGCAAGGCAAAGGTTAAGGTAACCTCGTCAGGCAAAAAGGTTAGCTATGGGCAATCAGGAAACGCTAAAGGCGGTGGCCCAAGGGTTCGTGCAGGGACATCTAAGGGAGACAGTTACTGTGCAAGAAGTCTTGGAATAAAAAAAAGGCTTTCTAAAAAGAAACAAAATGATCCTAATACTCCTAATAACTTGTCCCGCAAACGATGGAAGTGTTCTGGAGCTAAATCCAAAAGGAAATAAACATGGCAACTAGCGGAACATATAACTTTAACCTAGACCTTGGCGATGCTATTGAAGAAGCGTTTGAGCGAGCAGGGCTAGAGTTGCGTAGCGGTTATGATTACAGGACTGCCAGAAGAAGCATTAATCTTTTGATGCTTGAGTGGCAAAACAGAGGATTAAACCTTTGGACAGTCCAAGAAGGAACTCAAGCGTTAACTAGCGGTGATGGAACATATCCTTTAACCGGAGATGTTCTTGATATTATTGAAGCATTTGTAAGAACAAACAACGGAAACAGCAGTAACCAGTTTGATCAAACATTGACCAGAATATCGATTAGCCAGTACGCCCATCTATCTAACAAGTTAACAGAAGGCAAACCTTTGCAGTTTTTCCTTGAGAAAGACCCAAGCTCTGTAACTGTTAACTTATGGCCTGTCCCTGATGACACGGAAACATACACTCTTGTTTATTACTTTATGCAACGAGTTGAAGATACTGGATCACCTGCGTCAAACAATATGGATGTGCCTTTAAGGTTTCTTCCATGCTTAATTGCAGGACTTGCTTATCAGCTAAGTGTTAAGTACACCGAATCAAATCAAAAAGCGCCATTGCTTAAAGCTGAGTATGAAGAGCAGTGGAATCTTGCGGCAGATGCAGATAGAGAAAAAGCTTCATTGCATGTAACTCCCGGAGGATACAGGTTTTGACAGCATCTAAAGGCAAGCTTGCTTTTGGATTTTGCGACAGAACAGGGTTTCGTTATAAGCTAACAGACCTTGTTCCTCAGATACAAGATCAAAGACCTACTGGAATGCTAGTTGGTAAAGATGTTGTTGATGTTGATCAACCCCAGTTACAGCTTGGAAAGGTCGCATTTACCGACAATCAGGCATTAAGGAACCCAAGGCCTGACAGAGCATTAGATGAAAGTAGGGCTTTATTTGCGTTTAACCCTGTTGGTGGAGGTGTTACCGAGCTAGGTAGCTTTACTGTTGGGTTAGACATAGAATGCAATGCAGGAGAAGTTAAGGTGGTAATAGGCTAATGGCATTCACATACACTACATTAAAACAGACAATACAAGATTACTTGGAAACTACAGAATCTACTTTTGTAGCCAACCTTCCAACTATTGTTACGCAAGCTGAAGAAAGAATTTTAAAAGAAGTACAGCTTCCTGACTTTAGGAAAAATGTAACAGGCTCTTTAACTGCTAACAATCAATATCTTTCAGCCCCAACTGATTACTTAGGAATCTATTCTATAGCTGTTGATAACAGTGGGTATGAGTATCTTCTAAACAAAGATGTAAACTTTATTAGAGAAGCTTATCCTATATCTACAGTAACAGGAGTTCCTAAGTATTATGGAGTTTTTGATGAAAGAACACTTATAGTTGCACCTACACCAAGCTCATCATTTGACGTTGAGTTGCATTATTTCTACAGGCCAGAGTCAATTAGCGTTTCTGCTACAGGGACAAGTTGGTTAGGGGATAATGCCGAAAATGCGCTTTTGTATGGATGTCTGGTAGAATCTTATACATTCTTAAAAGGAGAGCCTGAGTTATTACAGCTTTATTCGGCTCAATACGCTGAAGCTGTTAGTCGGTTAAAGTCTCTTGGAGAAGGTTATGGAACTACAGACAGCTATAGATCAGGCGCAGTCCGCCAAGGTAGGAGCTAATTGTGATTGAAGTAGGATCGGCTGAGGCAGGTGTTGTTACTGTTGTTACGTCAGAAAATAAAGGGCTTGATGCAAGTCATTGGGCAGAAAGAGCAACAAGTAGAATTGTTTTTGTTGGTGGAAGTTGCCATCCTGCAATTGCAGATCAAGCAGAAGCATTTAAGGATCAAGTAAACAAAGTTGTAATGTTCTACATGGAACAAGCAATAAAAAGCGATAGAACAACATTAATCGCATTACTTGAACAAAACCAACACTCAGATACAGCAGAAATTATTAGGAGATTATAATGGCAATTTCGCAGGCAATGTGTACTTCGTTCAAAAAAGAACTGATGGAAGGAACGCATAACTTTAAAGCGTCAGGCGGTAACTCGTTTAAGTTAGCTTTATATACAAGCTCGGCTAGTCTGGGAGCAACAACAACTGCTTACTCTAGCACAAACGAAGCAAGTGGAACTAACTATACTGCTACAGGCGCGGCATTAACAAATGTTAATCCAACAACTTCAGGAACAACTGCATTTACTGACTTTGCTGATTTAACCTTTAGTAACGCTACAATTACGGCAAACGGTTGCCTTATTTACAACGACACCAATAGCGATAAAGCAGTTTGCGTATTAGCCTTTGGCGGAGACAAGACATCTACAGCAGGAGATTTTACAATACAATTCCCAACAGCCGATGCGTCAAATGCAATTATTAGAATAGCCTAGTAACTAATGGCTATTGTAAATGGTTTTGGCAGAGGTGGATGGGGACAGCTTACTTGGGGTGAGCCTATACCTGTTGTCGTTACTGGGGTTGCAGGAACATCTGCCCTTGGGAACGAAACTGTACAAGCAAATGCTGATGTAGATGTTACTAACAACTTAGCAACAACAGCCGTAGGTGCAGTAGCAGTTCAGGCCTTTGCTGTTGTAGGTGTATCTGCTGTAGCGTCTACACTTGGGCTAGGAGATGAAACATTAATAACAAACAACAACTTATCAGTTTCTGGTTTTGGTGTTACTGTAAGTCAGGGGTCTGTTGATACAGATGCCCAAGCGGTAATATCCGCAATAGGAAACCAAGCAGAGGCGCTTACACAATCGGTTCAAGTATGGAGTTTAATTAATGCAGGGCAAATTCCAAATTATACAATAATTAGCAACAATAAAATCCCTGACTGGGAAGAGGTAGCTTAAATGGCAACATACGTCAATAATCTAAGACTTAAGGAAATTGCAACAGGTGACTCCGCAGGTACTTGGGGAACAGAAACCAATACAAACCTTGAAATGATTGGTCAGGCTTTTGGGTATGGAACAAGAGCTATAGCAAACGCATCTACTGACAACATTACTCAAGGTGATGGTTCTTTAGATGTAGATCGGTCTATGTACCTTAAGCTTACAGGTGGTGGACAAGCTTGTACTATAAGTTTATTGCCAAATACTTCTTCCAAAATGTACATCATGGAAAATGCTACTTCCGCAACTCTTACATTTACGCAGGGTAGTGGAGCTAACGTAGCAATTCTTGCAGGAGAGGTTAAATTAATTGCAGGTGATGGTCTGGGGTCAGGTGCTGTTGTTTATGACTTGTTAACAGATTTAAACCTAGCGGGAGTTACCAAAGTTGACGATCTTGTTGTTGGCGATGATTTAACTGTTGTTGGCGATCTAGACGTAGACGGTATAACTAACCTTGATGTCGTGGACGTAGACGGTGCTGTAAACTTTGCGGCAGACGTAACCTTTGCTAATGGCGCAGATATAATCACGGCTTCAGCAGGAACAAGCAACTTCAGAGCAGGTGTCAACGCAGGTAACAGCATTGCAAGTGGTGGTAATTATAATGTGGCTGTGGGCGATGAAGCAGGTACTGCGATTACTACTGGTGATGATAATGTTGCAATAGGCTATGAAGCAGGTCTTGCGATTACTACTGGCTCTTCTAATGTTGCAATTGGCAAGGAAGCACTTAAAAATGAGGATGGCCACGGTAAAAATACTGCGGTAGGAACTCAAACTTTATTTTCTCAGAATGCGGGGGCAGACGCTTATAACACAGCGGTGGGTTTCCAAACAGGAGCCTCAATATCCACAGGCATACAAAACACCCTTATAGGCGGTCTGGCCGGTGATGCTATTACCACAGGAAATAGTAATACCGCAGTTGGTGAAAGTGCTTTAAGTGCTAACACCACAGCAGATAATAATGTAGCTCTGGGTCAAGATGCTATGCAATCAAACACTACAGGTGCAGGTAATACAGCCGCTGGTGTTAATTCTTTAGGAGCAAACACCACAGGCGCTAATAACGTAGCCGTAGGTGCTTTAGCTTTAGATGCTAATACTACAGCGGCTAGCAATGTTGCTGTTGGATCAAGTGCATTAACCGCTACAACTACTGGCGCTTTAAATGTGGGTGTAGGCTCTTCCGCGATGGCGGCTAATACTACAGGAACTTTAAACGCAAGTTTAGGATATAACGCTTTAGGCGCAAACACCACAGGCGCAGGTAATACCGCAATAGGAGCTTTAGCATTAGACGCTAATACTACAGCGGCTGATAATACTGCTATTGGTTATCAGGCATTAACAACAAATACTACGGCCGCAAATAATACCGCTGTGGGCGTAAGTGCATTAAAACTTACCACTACAGGCGCTGAAAACACGGCAGTGGGAAGAAGTGCTTTATTAGCAAACACTACAGGTGCTAACAACACAGCGGTGGGCAAGAGCGCTCTAACCGCAAACACCACAGGCTATTCAAATGTTTCAGTAGGAGTGAATGCCGCAGGAGCAACGACCGTTGGTTTTTCCAACATAGCCATGGGGCATGGTGCTTTATATACAAACATAGATGGAAGTAGAAGTGTTGCAATAGGAACAAGTGCTTTATATACCCAAGAACCTGCAAGTGCTGTGAGCATGTACAACACTGCGGTAGGTCACGATGCAGGTAAATTAATAACCACAGGCACCCAAAACACCCTCATAGGTGGCACGGCAGGTGATGCTTTAACAGATTCTGATTATAACGTAGCTGTCGGTTTTGGTGCATTAACCTCTGATACGTTAGGAGCTAGAAACGTAGCTATAGGACAAGAAGCTCTTGCTAGTCAAAACTTCACATCTGCTACTAATTCTTACAATACAGCCGTTGGTATGAATGCAGGGCGGTTA